GACACAAGTAGGATATGATCCAATAAAAAGAGGTTTCTTCTATGACAGAGAAACTGGAGAAGCAATACTAGAAGCAGCAGAAGTAATTCAAGTAGGACACTTAGTATTAGCACGTAATGCAAAAAAGGTGGGTGCAGAAGCATTCCCATTCAACGAGGGCGGTATGGCAATGGAAGAACAAATGACAATGAACTTTGGTGACGTACCTGACAATACGATAGGTATAGACCCTGTGTCAGGTAATGAGATACCAATGGGTTCAACAGCAGAGAATGTACGAGATGATATACCAGCTAACCTCAGTGAAGGTGAGATAGTTGTACCTGCTGACGTTGTTAACTTTCATGGTGTAAAACTATTTGAAGACTTACGTGCTGAAGCTAAGATGGGCTACGCTCAGATGGCTGAAGATGGACGCATGGGTGGTCAGCCTATGGAAGATGACATGGAAATGGAAAACGATATAGGATTAGACCTTGCTGATTTAGAAGTTATGGAAGTATCTGACGATGAAGAACCTGTTGAAATGAGGCGAGGCGGCAGGTCTATGAAAGATTACAGTGGCGCTGCGTTTAAGGCTGCTCAATCAGCAGCATCTAAGAGAAATCCAAGTCGTACTGGTAGAAAAACGCACGAACAGATAATGGCTCAAATCAGAGGTAGTAGTAGTCCCGGTGATGATAGACCTGCACCTTCTGTTATGGTAACACCGCCTAAACAACCTAGCTACACAGCTAGTTCACCAACTAATACTTATACACCCTCTCAGCTTGGTATAACTGTACCAACAACAAGTGGTCCAAAAAGACCCAATTTACAGAGTCAACCTCCCACAGGAGATAATGTTTACCCTTCAATAGGAGATCAAATAAATTTTGGTGGAAAAGGGCTTGAACTTAGACAACAAGATCAGGCTCAAAGAGAAGCAGCAGAAAGACGTGCAGCATACGACAGACGTAGAGCAGAAGCTAATCAACCATCTTTTTTTCAATCTGCTGTACAAAAAGCAAGAGAGATGACTGGTTATAACCCTTTTGATAGAGAAGATAATCAACAAAATAATCAGAATAATTTGTTTAGCTCTGATAGGAGAGGTGGTCAATATCCAAATATTCCAGAAGGTACAAATCTTTTACAACAAGAGGGGTTTATTCCAAGGTTTAAGCAAGGTCTTGCTAACACTTTTGGTTATGACGAAGGTGGCATAGCTACAGATGATCACCTCATAGGTGGTACAGACCAATTCAATCAACCTTTCTATGCACCTGATCAAAAGGGCGGCTTTGACATGGACATGGCTTACCCTGATCAAGTTAGTGGTGGTACAGGTGAACCAGTGTTAGAGATGCGTGAATACATGAATGATCAAGGTCACAGAATGTTTATCACATTTATAGACGGTGAACCCCAGATGGAAATACCTGCAGGTTACTATCCTGTAGGAGAAGCCACAACTATGCAACCTGTAGGTTCAACAGGTGTAATACCAACAGTAAACTATGGTACTTCTTCTCAGAATGATGATCCCGGTGTAGAAGACATGGTTATGCCAGAAGGTATAAACTACAAAGAGCTATCCCTTGAAGAACTACAAAATATGATAGAAGATCAGAAAAGTTTTGGTAGCAAAGTCTTTGGTTCTTTAAGTCCTGTAACTAGGCTTATAATGTGGGATCAAACTAGAAGAACTAAAGCTGAGTTAGAACGCAGAAGAGATGACCCTTATACAAGTGAAGTAGACAAAAGACGATACGATACCCTACTTGAATTAGCAAATAGAGATGAGCCGGGATTAGTAGCTACTTTACTAAATAAGATAACAGGCAAAGAACCAGACGTGCCTCAAGCTAGAACTCCTGAACAAACTGATGCATTATATAATCAGCTAGATAAAATGACAAAGGCATATACCCCAGATGCACAAACAGCAAACAACAGAACAACCAGAGGATTTACACCTGGAGTTGATGGTGCAATAAGTCCTGCACTACCAGCCGCAACAACAACAACTCCGTTTGTTTCTCAAAGTGCCGATGCAGATGCTTTTGATAAAATGCAAGACCAGTTTGATATAGAACGTATTGAAGCAGATATGAAAGCTCAACCACGTCCTGCACCAAAAACAGCAACAACTCCAATAACTCAAGCATCACCTAGAGTACAACAAGCAAGAAAAGGTACTCAAGAAGTATTACAAAATATGAGAGATAGAGGAGCTTCGAGAGAAGAAAGAACTCAGGCACTAAAAGCAGGAGCTAGAACAGAAAATGTTTTGAGAGATTTAGATAGAGGAGTTGTTAGAGGCTTTGAAAAAGGTGGACTAGCATCTAAGAAAAAAGGAAGAAAGAAAAAATCCAAATAACTATAAGGCCACTCGGCTTCGGCTGACCCCAACATAAGGAAAAAAACAAATGGCTACAAACGAACCAGCAAAACCAAACCCAATGGTGAAACCTGAAATACCTAGAGTACTAATGGGTAGAGGTGGATACCTAAACAATGAAGAACGTATCAAGAAGGAAGAAGCTGAACTAGAAGAAATGAAAAAACAAGCTAGAGCAGCAGCAGGTATTACAGATGAAGAAAGTACTGAAGATCAACCCAGTAGCGAGAAGCCTGAAGCTGAACCAGTACAGGCAGAGAGTGATACCAAACAAGAAGAAAAAACAGAAGCCAAAGCACAAGAAGATGATGACTTAGGCGCTGAAGAAAAGAACTTTAAGAAACGTTATGGTGATCTACGTAGACACTCACAGAAAAAAGAAGAAGAGTTCAACGCAAAGATAGAAGCACTACAGGCACAGATAACCAAAGCTGCTAACCAAGAGCTTGTACTTCCTAAGACAGATGAAGAACTAGAAGCTTGGGCAAAACAATACCCTGATGTTGCGTCTATCATAGAAACCATCGCAGATAAAAAGTCTAAAGCTACTGCTAATGATTTAGAAGAACGTATGGCTGAACTTGAAGAACTACGCATTACAGCTAAAAAAGAAAAAGCAGAAGCTGAACTAATTAATATGCACCCTGATTTTATTGAAATACGTGAAGATGATAAATTTCACAACTGGGCAAAAGAACAGCCTAAGTGGGTACAAGATGCTTTATATGAAAATGTAGATGATGCAAAGTCTGTGTCTAGAGTTCTTGATCTATATAAAATAGACACAGGTATTACTACTAAAAAGAAGAACACTGCAGATAAAGCTGCAGCATCTTCAGTTAAAACAAAAGGCGCTGCAGCACCAGAAGCAGACGAAGCAAGTAAATACATTCGTGAGTCAGAGGTAGCTGCAATGTCTATTAAAGAATACGAAAAGCGACAAGAGGAAATACTTGACGCTCAACGTAACCGAAGATTTATTTATGATATGTCAAGAAAGTAGTTGACAATCAAACTATTGTAGATAAAACTATAGCATATACACAACAATAAGTGTGTATGCTTAATCAAGCACTAGCCACACAAAGACTTACCTCTAAGTATAGGCCCAACGCAGAGAAACAGCGCAGTTTCAAAGCAACGTTGACCACCCTAAAACAAAGAGCCTCTTCATGGTGGATATGTAGTGTACTAAACCCACGCCATATCTATAAGGAGATTTAACTATGGCTATTACATCAGCAAGTGGAGGCTTTGACGCTAACTTTAGCCCAATCATGTACTCCAAACAGGCACAGATCGCTTTACGTAAAGCATCAGTTGTCAGCGCAATCACCAACAACTCATACTTTGGTGACATTGCAAATCAAGGGGATGTTGTACGCATCCAAAAAGAACCAGACGTAACTGTAACCGCATTAGAGCGTCACACAGCTATCTCTGTTGAGAAACTAGATGACACTGACTTCCAGTTAACCATCGACAAAGCTAACTACTTTGCTTTCAAAATGGATGACATCGAAGAACAGTTCTCACACATCGACTTCGTTAGCCTAGCTGCAGACAGAGCAGCATACAAAATGGCTGATACATTAGATGCTGACGTTTTACTGTACATGACAGGTACTGCAGCGAGTGGACAATACTCAACTGCTGTTTCTGGTACTGCACAGCACCCAACAGCAGGTGAGATCAACGGTGAATTTTTGAAGGTGAACCAGTTGGACATGTCTGACATGACTAACATCACAACTTCAGCTTCAGGTTCTACAACTGGTGACTCAATCCCAATAGCACCTAGACTACCGGGCGCTACTGCAAAAGCAACTACAACAGCCTCACCATTGCAAGTTATTGCAAGAATGGCACGTCAGTTGGATACAGGCAACGTTGACTCACGTGGACGTTACTTGGTTGTTGACCCAATCTTTGTTGAAATGTTGAAAGACGAAGATTCACGTCTTCTAAATTCAGACTTTGGCGGCAATGGTCAGCTAATGAACGGCTTGGTTGCAGATAACATTCACGGCATGAAGCTGTATGTTTCAAACAACCTACCAACAGACGGTACTGGACCGGGAACTTCTGGCACAACTGCACAAGATGACAACTTTGGTATCATCCTAGCAGGTCAAGAAGAAGCTGTAGCATCTGCAGAGCAGATCAACAAAGTTGAGAACTACAGAGATCCTGACTCATTTGCAGACATTGTACGTGGTATGCACCTTTACGGACGTAAGATTCTACGCCCACAAGCATTGGTGACAGCACGTTACAACGCTGCTTAATCAAGTTAAACTTAGAGGCTGGCTTAATGCTGGCCTCTTTGTGCATCTTTAACCTATTATAAGGACATTTCCAAATGGCAATCACAACGGCAATGTGCAGCAGCTTCAAGCAAGAGCTTCTTGGAGGTGTTCACGATTTAGACACTCATACTTTAAAAGTAGCTCTAATCAAATCCTCAATGTCAGGCACTTACGGTGCAGCTACTACAAACTATTCTGACGTTACAGGTAACTCAGATGAAGCTACTGGAACAAACTACTCAGCAGGTGGACAGAACCTTGATGGTGCAGCAATATCACTATCAGGAACTACTGCCATCGTAGACTTTACTGATGAAGTTTTCTCAAACCTAACCCTTACTGCAAGAGGTTGTATCATATACAATTCTTCTGCAAGCAATAAAGCTATCGCAGTCTTTGACTTCGGTGGTAATGTTAGCGCAACAAGCGGTGATTTTACGATTGTATTTCCAACAGCAGATGCTTCCAACGCTGTTATCCGCATAGCCTAAAGGTAGAACACAATGGCACTAATTACAAAAGATCGTATAAAAGAGGACACAACAACCACAGGTACAGGAGCTTATGCTTTGGGTGGTTCGTCTGCTACCTTTGATACGTTTCAATCGTGTATGTCTAATGGTGACACGACTTATTATGCCATTGCACATACAACATCAGGCACAGACGAGTGGGAGACAGGTATAGGTACATGGAATACTGGCAACACTCTCACTCGTACTACTGTTTTAGCAGGATCTAATGGAACTAGCGCAGTAAACTTTAGCGCTGGTACTAAAAATATTTTTATGT